AGCTGTTACTACTGCTGAGACTCTTGGTAACCAAGCAATTGCTACCGCTAATGTTGCTGTAACTACGGCTAACCAAGCTGTTACTACAGCCAATAGTGCTGTCACTACTGCTAACGGTGCTGTCGCTACAGCTAACAGTGCTGCTGCTGCAATTGCAAATGCTGTTATTTATGATCCTATTCCTAATGTTGCATCTATCCCTTCACCTAGTGGCGTTACTTATATTGAGATAGCAGACTCGACAGGTATTGAATCCTTTAGTCCACTTACTGGTCTTCCATCAGGCTTTATCGGTGACTCAGGATTGACTGTACGTATTAAGTATGTCTCCAATACCTGGAGTTGGCAGATGTATTTTGCCAATGATGTAAACGATAGGTTTATTAAAAAGACTGGTGATACATTTACTGGTCTTGTAACTTTATCTGGTGCTCCAACAGCAAATCTTCATGCTGCAACTAAGCAGTACGTAGACAGTTCTGTTACTAATAATAGTGACCTTGTTGGTGGTGGTACTGATCGTATCTTTGTTGAACATGATCAAACCGTTACTACATCATATTCACTAACTGCTAATAAAAATGCTTTAGCAGTTGGTCCCCTTGCTTTCAATTCCAGTGTAACTGTCACTGTACCAAGTACATCTAATCTCGTTATTATCTAATGGCTTACGGAAAAATTAAAGTCGATACTGTTGTCTATGACAATAGTGGCAGTGATGTTGAAGTCGCTGTTTCTGGTATCCCTAGTGCTGCCACAGTTGCTGCTAAAGCTGACCTAGCTAGCCCTGCACTTACTGGCACACCTACAGCACCTACCGCTTCAAGTGGTACTAATACAACTCAAGTTGCTACTACTGCATTTGTTTCTGCAGCTACTGCAGGTGCACTGAGTGCAGATACTGCTACAACTTGGACTAAAGGTCAACGTGGTGAGGTGACAACACTTACTGGTACGTCACCTGCACCTAACCTTGATGACTCAAATAACTTCACTCTTACTACGTCTGGTAATACAACATTTGGTTTACCTACTAACGTTGCAGTAGGACAAACTGGTTCTATCTTTATTGTTTATGGTGGCAGTCATACCCTCGCATTTAATGCTGCATATAAATGTGTAGGCGGAGCTGCAGGTATCACACCTACCTCAACAAGTGGTGCGATTGATCGTATTGATTACATCGTACAGAATGCCGCAGCAGGTTATGTCTGTCTTACCTGTAATTTTACTGCTAACTACGTAGTTTGATATATGCCAGTATTTAATAACGCATTAGCTGGTGGCAGTGTTGCCGCCAGTGGCTACGAGATAGAACGTTCACTTAGGTTCAACGCCTCGGACTCAGCTTATTTATCTAGAACCCCAAGCTCTGCTGGTAATCAAAAGACATTCACCTTTTCGACATGGCTGAAACTGTCTGATATTGGCACTGGAAAACAAACAATTTTTAGTGCTGGCAATAACTCTGCTCTTGGTCAATGTCTCCTTGAATATGATGGTACTTACCAACAATTATGGTTTAGATCAAGTGTCGTAGGTGGCACCATGTCCGCCGCGGCTTACACCACTGCATTGTTTAGAGACACTTCTGCTTGGTATCACCTTGTGATGTCGGTTGATACTACACAAGGGACAGAAGCTGATCGCGTCAAATTGTATATTAATGGTGTATCACAACCGTTTACTACCTATAGCATTCCTCTGAATGGTGTTTGTGCTATTAATAGTGCTTCACTTCATCTGATTGGTAGGTCAGTATCAACTAGCAGCGATTACCTTAATAGCTACCTAGCTGACGTATATTTCATCGATGCTCAAGCATTAGCGCCAACAGATTTTGGTGAGTCTGATGACAACGGTGTGTGGCAGCCGAAGAAGTTTGCTGGTACATACGGAACAAATGGTTTCCACCTCGACTTCAAAAACAACAGTTCAAACGCTGCGCTTGGTACGGACACAAGTGGCAACAGCAATACGTGGACTGTTACTAACTTAAGTGCTGCAGCAGGCGCAGGTAACGACTCCCTCCGTGACTCACCATCACAAATAGCAGATCAGACAGACACTGGAGTTGGCGGTGAGGTTATTGGCAACTACTGCACTTGGAACCCAAACGCAGGATTGAATGATACTCTTACAAATGGAAACCTTGAATGTTCACTTTCTGCGGGTTCTTTAAGCAAAGCTAGAGCCACAATTGGTGTATCTTCTGGTAAGTATTATTGGGAAATTCAATTTAAAAGTGGTGGATTTGGAATGATTGGCATTTCAGACGCATCTTTAGGCGGTACTAGCATAAATTATGCAATAGGTGGTCTTTATTACTATGTCGCAAGTGGTGGTCTGTATGGAAATGTTGGGGGGTCTTTTAGCAATACAAGTTACGGATCAGCTTTGTCTGCGGATGACATATTAGGCATTGCTCTTGACATGGATAACGGAAACGTCAAGTTCTATAAAAACGGTTCAGATTTGGGCACTGCAAATACAAGTTCATTAGTTGGTAAAACCATAATGCCTCACTTGGGTGAAGCTAGTGGAGCCACATTTGTTACTGTTGCAAACTTTGGCCAACGTACCTTCGCGCATACCGCACCAACTGGTTTTAAGGCTTTATGTACCGCAAATTTAACGACCCCAACGATTGCGGATGGCAGTAAGTATTTTGATACGAAGTTATATACAAGTACCGGTGCAGATTTATCCGTAGCGGGATTACAATTTTCTCCAGATTTTGTATGGGTCAAAAATCGCCAAACCGCTAACAGACACGCTCTGTTTGATATTGTGCGTGGTCCAAATAAATATCTTAGTTCTACTAGAACCAATGCTGAATCTACTACTTCTGGGTCTGGCTACGGTACAGGTACTTTTAATTCGTTTGATGCATATGGGTTTACGGTTGGAAGTGATGTGGGTGTAAATGTTACCAACTACCCTTCTGGGGAATCACATGTAGCTTGGGCGTGGGACGCCGGATCTTCCAACACAACGATTGCTGCTGGTAGTTTAAATAGCTCGGCGTATGACCAGAGTCAAACGTGGAGTGGTCTTTGGACTGGTACGCCTGGTTATGGATCATATACAAGCTTACATGATTCGGATATTACTAACTATGTTCAGACCTTGAATGGCACGTTGACGTTTAGCTCTGCTATAGCGGTTACATCTATAAGGATACTCGCTAACCGTTATGGAGCAAATACCACACTGTCAATCAACGGGACTAATGTTACCAGCCAGTTAGCCGCCGCAGGAACTGGATTGCAATGGAATACGATCACTGGCTTTACCAGTGTTACGTCAATCACTGTTACTGGTGCGGATTATTCAAGCAATGTAATTGGCTTATATGGCATTGAACTATCGGGAAAGCTACTTGTTGACTCCGGCGTATCAGTAACCAACGTCCCCTCCATCTCATCAACAGTCAGAGCCAACCCAAGTGCTGGGTTCTCGATTGTTAGCTATGCAGGTCATGACGATGTTTGTACAATTGGTCATGGGCTCAATACTGAGCCGTACTTTGCAATTTTCAAAATAGAGGCGTTGCAGAAGAGTGGGTGGTATATCACAAGAGTATTGGTAATACCAATGACCTAGTTTTAAACAGTACTGTGGCTGCAAATTCCGCCAGCAACTGGAATAACACGACACCTACGTCTTCAGTTATTTCACTGGGTTATACCGGACAAGCGAATGAATCTGGGTCTAATTATCTTGCCTACTGCTTCGCACCTGTCGAAGGGTATAGCGCAATGGGCTCATACGTCGGCAATGGATCATTTTCAGGGCCATTTGTGCATACAGGGTTTAAGGTTTCATTTCTCATGATAAAATGCACCAGCACATCTAATAACTGGGTTATTTTTGACGCCGCAAGAGATCCTCATAACAAAATGTCTCAAGAATTGTATCCAGATAACTCAAATGCAGAATCGACAAGTGGGTTCATAGATTTTCTTTCTAATGGTTTTAGGCTAAATACTGAGCAATATCACACCAATCAAAACGGGCAAACTTTCGTATATCTCGCATTTGCTTCTTACCCCTTCAAAACTGCACGCGCACGCTAACTAATTAATTATGCTTAAACTAGATAACAAGCCCCTATCTTATGATCGGGCATTCACACATAATGATATTCAGTATCCAGCTAATTGGCTGCGCTTGGCTTCACTTGAAGAGAAGCAAGCCATTGGTATTACTGAAGTTTCTAATGACCCTACGTATGACCAACGGTTCTACTTTGGTGTAGATAATCCAAAGGAACTGGCTGGCTTAAAGACATTGTGGTCTAACACACAAGACCAGGTTGCAGCTTCACTGCTTGCTCCTAGTGACTGGGTGATTATCAAAGCAAAAGAAACAGGTGGTCATATCCCATCTGCTTGGAAGACATACCGAGGTGCTGTACGTACTGCGTGTAATACACGACAGACAGAGATCGGTAATGCCGCTGATGTACCAGCTCTAAAAGAGTTGCTTTTTGGAGCAGCCACTATTGTTAAAACTAAGGAACAACAAAAGACTGATGCCGATGGAAACGGTGTTGTTGATTCTGATGGTAAAGCTGTTATGGAAACAGTGAATGATCTTGACAGCGATGGAAACACCCAAAATATCGCTAACCCTGCCATTGCTACGGCATGGCCTACACCTATTTAATTATGATTACACTTATCCGTCCAGTTCTGTTTTCTTTTATCCAATCTCCAAAGGTCAAACGATTGATTGTTGACCTGCTGAGGAAGTTGGCTTCTACAACAGATAATACAGTTGATGATAAAGCTGTAGATTTTATTGAACGTGGTCTATTTAGTGCTGAGTAATGGAGTGGGTAAACCCACCTGAACTACCCTCTTTAAACCTCCCTGAAGCGTTTCAATTACCTATACCGATCCTTGAAGTACCAACGGCAGATGTGCCGTCTTATAGGCCGCTTGTGGTACCTCCTAGCTCGCTTAGGCCACCGCCAGGGATTGAGGGTATTAATGTAGATCCTCCACCTGAAAGTACGGACGAACAAACAACAAAACAAACAACTAATCCAACATTAGCTAAACCAACTATTCCACCTGAAGCTCAGTTCGTAGAGATTCCGTTTACGGATATTGAAGTACCACTTCCTACTACTACGATCATGACTACTGCAGCAACTACAGCATTTATTTCTGTAGCTGCCACCCTTGCTGCCACTTCACTATTTAAATATTTAGTGATGCTTATGAAACCCATAATGAAGCAAGCATGGAACAAACTACAAAAAAAGAAGAATCTAAAGGACAACCTAAAAACTTCTTAGCAAAGGTAAAAGAAAATACAGAAGATGAACTACAAATTATCGGAACGTTTGTTCGATTAGGCGTTGTAGTTTGGAGTGGTTTTATTATTACTCTTAATTATGTTGAACTTCCTATGTTTAAAAAAAGTCCTGGTGGAGATATAACTTTTCCGGCCAGTATTTTTACTGGAGCCCTTGCTACTTTTGGTCTTTCTACATCTAATAATAAATCAAATAACAAATCTCTTGATTCTAAAAAGAAAGAAGAATGAAACGATTACTACTTTTATTGTTTTTAGCTAGTCCAGTATCAGCTCAGGTGACCCCTAACTTCACGCAAGGTTCAATGCAGTCAACAACAACTACCACCATTGATATTGACCGAACTATTGCGACAAATGTATATGGTGGTGCATATTCATCATGGTCTGGAACAAACGTAGTCCCGAGCGGGGACATAGCAGATACCGCTACAACTTATTCAGTTCATACTGCTGGAGATCAATTTCAACTAGAAATTGTAACAAGAGCAGCAGGAAAGATACAAGACAGCCTAGTAACAGAAACAATCGAACAAGTTACTACTACTACATCCTTATCGGTCTTCTCTCAGTAGCACCTGTCTACGCTAATGAAGATCCAACAGTTAGAAATACATCAAACCCCGTGGCCGCTGCAACGGGTAATGTAACTAATCAAGCGGTGCAATTCCAGAACAATGGAGCACCTTCACGTCAATACTTTGCAAGTAATAATAGTTGTAATGGAACAACCATGCAATTTTCGCCATTTTATATGGGGAATGATACTGTTCCATATGATCATACTGGGTATGTACGAGGCAATAACTTTGGCGTACAGCTGAACTTTTCAGTACCACTAGATGGTGGCATGATCGAAACATGTAAAGCTATTGCTCGTAAACATGAGCAAAAGATGCGTCTTGACTACGAACTTGTTCGTGCTCTTAAATGCACTGAGATTATGAAAACCGGTTTTACTTTTAGACCCGGCAGTCGTGTGGAAATGCTCTGTCACGACATCGTACCAATCGTTTCAATTAAATAATGGAAGCAATAGTCGCTGCTGTCATTGCAATAATCGCTGGTGGCGCAACTCTAAACAACAGATTACACAACAGAATAAATAACGTGCATGACCGTATCAGTGGACTAGATCGCCGTATTGATGCAATTGAACTTAGCGTAGCTCAAGACTATGTATCCAAAGCTGATTTATCAGTCATGGTTCAACGTATGGAAGATCATATGGTACGCATTGAAAACAAACTAGATCAAATAGTTTTACGCAATAATGGTTAAGAAAAAAGCAACAGAAGACCAATTTAACGAGCTGCATAATTTAGTAACTACTGAATTCTTGAAGCGTATCAAGAGTGGTGAAGCTACTGCTCATGAACTTAAAGCAGCTTGTGATTGGCTATATAAGAATGACATTAGTGGTATTGCTGTTGAAGGTAATCCACTAGAGAAACTAGCAGCTGTGATGCCAAAGATCGACCCCGAGCTTATTCAGTCGAGGTTGTATGGGGCTAGGTAAAACAGCAAAGTTCTATCGATCTAATCCGGCTAGTGCACAGCACCATTCGGATACAAATAACTCAGGTATGGGGGGGAAGTTTGCCCATACTAATGAGTATAAAAGAAGTCACGCTAAAGCGAGAAAAAGGTTAAAACCTGGACCTGGTAATGATGTATCTAAAGGACCTAATGGTTCTATGAAGATTGCATCACGCAAGTCTAATCGGGCCGCCAACGGCCAAGGTAATAACCCTCGTTACGCATGACCCCATTACTTCCAACTCCTGATCACTACCTTTACAACTTAATAGCCATGACGTCCTCTGAAGCAAAGCGCCTTTGGAGGCGCAGCATCAAAGAATATTTCGATTGCACATGTGTCTATTGCGGAGCTACTTATGACATTAACCAACTCACACTTGATCACGTCCAGCCGCGCTGTCATGGCGGCGGGGACATTAGGAACACAGTTGCAGCCTGTCTTAGCTGCAATCAGGAAAAAGGAAGTCTTAACTGGCGGGAATATATAGC